TTGGACATGTCCTCCGATGGTTTGACCGTTATCCAACTATTGTGGAAGTTAAGGGCTCCAGTGTTGTTCTCAAAGCAGAGTCTATATGGATCACCTCCAACTTACCACCCGAACAATGGTACCCTGGAGTAGACGCTGAAACTATGTCAGCGTTGTTGAGAAGATTGGAAGTTACTCACTTTGAATAAACCTTTCGTTTACCTGTTGAATGAGGTGCGATACAGGACCATAGCGTGACCCTGGAAGTGCGTGTTAGCGAGGTCAATCCGAGCGTGCGCCTGGAAGGGGCAGTTACGCTACGGTCCGCAGCACCGGAGAGCTTAGCGCAGCGAAAGATCAGATTATATTTAGGCCACTGCCTTCCGCGCCGTGGTTTACCTGTGAAAAAAAATAATAATGGGAGATGTTGTTATGGGTGGTGGTAATCGAGATTTTTATGTCGATTTGGCGGCAGCTAGGAAAGCTGTTCGTACTATTTCTGATGCTTATAGGTACTATAAGTCTCACGGTCGTGGTGTATTCAATTCGCCAGTTGGATATGCTGGTGTTGTTGGTAGTAAACGAAGTTACCCTACTCCTGATAAAAGTCCTGTTCGAAAGATTTCAGATAAGGATTTAGGTTCTCTTAGCAAACGTTTAAAGTTTGAAAAAAAAAATATGAGAAATGGTCGCAGTTCTGTTATTAAGGGCACTCGTATGTCTCGTAAATCTCGCAAGTCTCGTGGAACACGTAGTAAACGTCGTGGCTCGGGTAAAAAGTATCGCAAGCGTGCCAGCAGACGTGGAGTGAAAGGATTAGCCGGTGGATCTGCAATTGTTGGTGGACGTGATGAGGAAGATCCTGCTGTTAAAGCTCATATGAAATCTGGAGTTGTTATTGAGTATGGTATTAGTGGAACAGCTACTAGTGCTGTTGCTGGTGTTCCTGGTCCTCAGATTTATAAGTATTCTTCTATGGCGTTGGTTCATTCTACTGTACCACAGATTCAGTTGATGGAAGCATTGTGCGTGTCTTTGGTGAAGATTTTGTTTATTCGTGCTGGTTATCATGTGAAAAATATTGGTGAACCTATCGGAAATACTTCTGCTGGTGGAACTATTTTGAGTATGTACGTTGATTATTATTATGGAAGAGGTGGTCTTCATGGTCAGTTTGGTGTGTCCGCAACTCCTGGAGTTACTACTTATTATCAGTTGGCACTGGATATTTCTGCCGCTATTTTGACAAAATCTGCAAATACTGCACAGCAGTTGGTTAAGTTTGGCAAAGCTTGGTTGGCAAATCCATCTGGTGGTGCTAATTGGTTGTCTAGTGTGGATTTGGATGTTTGTCGATTTAAGATTGATATGGTGTCTAATTTGGTTTATCAGAATCGTACTATTGCGGATGATAGTAGTTCTAGTGCGACTGATATTGACCAGGTTCCTTTATTTGAGGTGCAAACTTTGGGTAATGGTTCTGGTCCAATATCAAATGACGGTAGTATTGGAAATCGTCCTATTGAACAGTTTTTTGTTCATGGTAAAACTGGAATACTTGAAATTAAGCATGGCAATGATGCTGGAGTGGTTGACAAGTTTTTAACAGCGGAACCTTCAAAAGGATCTTGGCAAAATTCTAAAAAGATTTATGACACGATTGCTAATCCTGGTGTGATGAAGCAGTCTAAATTGAAAAGTCGATATAATTTTACATTCACTAAGTTGATTCCTTATTTTAGATTTTGGAGTGATAACGGAACTTCTCCTTTGAATCCTGCGACGAATGTTGGTTATTCTAAATTAGGTAAGTATAAGCATTTGTGGTTTAGAAAGACGATTTCAATTGGAAGTACAACTACCAACATACCGGTTCAGATTGCTTATCAACATCATTGGGCTGTTGGAATTACCTGTAAGTATAAGGAAAACAACCGTACTGTTGCTTTTGTTGCAAATGAACAGTAATGCCAAATCCTAGAAGGTTCCTCAAGTGTAACGCTAGTATTACCTTCTAGGATGGCATTACAAGTTACAAAATCAATTGATTTACTAATTAAATTTACTTAGTCCGTTACAAAACCCCTGGAATATTCTATGGTGTTCTATGGACTTCCCCAATCAAAAATTTCCCACTCCTGGCTGCGCCTTCGCTGCGCCACGTTGTCTATAAAAGGACGGCATTTTTTGTGCATTAATTAATGACAAAACAAAATGTGGGACGAATTTGGATTGGAACGCTCCCGTACACCTCCGCCGACGACATCTCCGGAAAGTCAGAGTCCTTTGCCTTTGCGAAGGGTCAGCAGGAGATTGGAGTCGAGGGCGGCTATCACCACTGGCAGTTTGTTGTATGGATGGGGAAGCCATGCCGACTCTCCGCTCTCAAGAAGATCTGGGCAACGGGACACTTTGAGTTGGGAAAGTCTGCAGCAGCCGAACAATATGTTTGGAAGGACGACACAAGAGTCGTTGGATCACAGTTTGAAATTGGGGTGCGACCGGGAAGTCGAAGTAGCCATAAGGATTGGGAAGCAATCCGGAGTGCGGCTGTGGGAGGAAGGATGGCCGATATTCCGGCAGATGTGTTTGTGCGAAATTACCAGTCCTTGTGCAGAATTGCTTCCGATCATATGGTCGCTGTTGGAATCGTCAGAAAAGTTTATGTTTATTGGGGAAGGACTGGAAGTGGCAAGTCCCGTCGAGCTTGGGATGAAGCGGGTTTGGACGCATACCCGAAGTCTCCTCTCTCCAAGTTTTGGGATGGCTACCGAGGGCATAAGAATGTTGTTGTCGACGAATTCAGAGGCGGAATCGATATTGGACATGTCCTCCGATGGTTTGA